ATCCTTAAAAGATTGAAAATCCTTATTTAGATATTTTACATCCTTACCTTGTGTTTTATTTGATATTTTATTATAAGCCATTGTACATTATTTATCCGTTCATTCCTGGTGATGATTGATTTGTTTGATTTATATTAACTTGAATTGAATCTAAAGTATTATCTAATAAAAAACCATATATTAATTTAATTAATATTATGTGTCTGTCTAAATCTGTGTTTACTTCTACTTTTTCTACTACTATTTCAGGTACATAAATTTGTAATTGATCATATATTAAATCTTCTATTTGAGCAGAATCTACATTATTTTCAAATAATATAGCTTTAAGACCACATCCTAAATTAGGTTGATTAATTCTTTCTCCTCTTTCAGTTAATAATACATTTATTATATTTGATTTTACTTGTTCTTTTATAGTAAGAGATTGTTGAAAATTCCCTCCGTTCATTAAAGGAAAAACAACCCCTATCGCAGCATTTTTATTGAGATCTAATGGATTTATTTGTATAGAAGAGTTGTTAATAGGCATTTATTATAATCCTTTTTTCTTATTAATTGCTTTCATTAAACCACTATAATCTCTTGTTATTGCTTTTGCTACAGGATCAGGCATTCCTGCTGTGTCCATAGGTAATGGGGCTCCAGTGGCAAATGGTTGAGCCATATTTACAGGTGCTTGGGCTGTTTGTGTGTTTGTGCTTCCTGCTGCTGTTTCGTTTAATAGATCATTTAATGTACTATTACCTGACACAAAATTTTGCTTTTTATGTTGTTTTATAGGCCCATTACCCATAATTTTTTCTCTTAAAGAAGTTTTTACATCTTCAGACACTAGGTCATTAGAAGTTTCAACTGTTCTTTCAGTGTGTTCTGTTATTGTCGGTTTTAATTCATCACGTAAGTCTTCCCTAAGTGATTTAATTTCTCTACGTAACGAATAATCAATTTCTTCTCTAACTATTTTTCTAATTAGATTTTCAAAAGTTTTTGCTTTCATAATATTAATTGTTGTTTGTTATAAATATAATTATTTTAAACTCTATAACGCTTATATCCAATCATTCTAAAATTAGCGTTATATAATTTTTCTATCATTTCAGGTCCCTGAGCATTTACTATGTTAGATATGGTTTGATTAAAAGATCCTTCACTTAAATCTATAATTATTTTAACTACATCTTCTACTATATAATCTATATTTCCATCCCATTCTGGTGTATTATCTTCAGGAATTTCATCTACATTTATTGCTCTTAATAAATTCCAATCATTTAAAGATATTTCGGGATAATGATTTAAATTGTTTTTAATGGCTGCGTAATATTTTATTAGATACTTCCCTGTTGTTTCATCTGGTGGGGGACCTGTTACTATCATTGCTTGATCTGCGATTTGATAGTTTTGAGAAGACAACCATTGATCGGGTGTGGGAGGTATGACTTTTGATATTTCATTTGAAACTTCATACCAATCATCTATATTTGTTGAGGGAAATTGATCAACATTATTCGTTATAGCTTCATATATTTTTATACGATAGTAATCTTTTAATGGATTAACAGGAGGTACTTCATCACCCGGGATACAATCTGCTAACCATTCTATGTAAGCTACTTCTAATACTGCTTCTAATTCTTGTACTTTAGCTACTAATTCATTTAATTTACCTATGTAAGGATTTATTATTTTAGTTTGTTCAGTTAATCTTTCTACTTGCACTCTTAATGATTGAGGAATGCCACTTACATTTCCATTCATAACACATACTGTAGATGCTGCTTTGGTGAGTTTTCTCTCTAGTAAAAACATTACTGCTGCAGGAGGTGCAGCTGGACCTGGGGGAAGAAGATTAATAGCTATTTTAGCTGCACTTATGACTCCTGCTAATAGGTCTAAAGGTTCTGTTAATTTACTTAATACTTCTTCTACTTGGCTTGTTTTTCCCTTTAAAGTATCTATTGTTTTAATAGCTTCGTCTATTTTTGCTTTGAGACCTTCTATTGTTTTATATACAATTTGTAAAGAAGCTTTAAGTCTATTGTAAAAATCTGTTACTTCTAGTTCAAATTCACAACTATAACCCATTAAATATTCTACTATTTCTTTTGGTTCTGGGATTTTTTCATACACTTGACTTTCTACTTGATCATATACTCCTTCTACTTGTGATCTAATATGAGCTTCTAATCTTACCATCTCTGATCTAATAAAACCCATTATTCCCCCCACAGGTAAATCTAAAGAAAAACATCCTTTAGGCATTTTTGGTGGTTTAATAGGGGGTAAAGAAGGTGGTGTGATTTCAATAGTAAAATCTAAATCAATTGGAATAGGATGTCCTGGTTCGTGTGCCATTTTATATTAATTTTACTTTTTTACTTTTAATGTCATTTAATCTTTCTTCGCTTTTTAAATAGCTAATTTTTTGGATAAAACTACTTATGTCATTAGGGCCTGGTGCGGACACCCCTGTTAAAGGAACTGTTACTTTATATTCTGCTGCTAAAAATAAAACTAAATCTTGAATTAAATTTAACATGTCTTGTAAGTAAGCGTCTGTTTTGTTTCCCAATAAAGCTGGTTCTGTGGGGACTTTGCCTTGCTTTAAACCTAAATATATTTCGTCTTTAGAATTAACTACAAATAATCCTTTATTGTCAATGTTTACAGATCCTTGAGTATTTAATCCTATAGATTTATCTGCAAATAATAATATAGAATCATTTTTAGCATTAAATAATACTCTGTCTGAGTTTATTACTATTTGTTTACCTTGATAAACGTTTGGTTGTGCTGGTATATAATTCATTAGACGTATGATTGAATAGCAGTTCCTATTCCATTTTGATGAGTCCCCCTTACAGTTCCCCCATATGCATCATGGATAGAAGATTTATTTGATGCTAGTGTTGTTTTATTTGGATTAGCTCCTGACCCGCGGCGATAAGAAACATGTATCCAAGAACCACTACCACCTGAAGATGATTCTTGTTCTGGAAATTCCCATATTAATTGACCCCAAGCAGGAATGTTTGATACTATCCAATTAAATATTACTGATGTTTTAGTAGATGGTACTTGAAAGTCTATAGCTTTGCCATATGAATGTTCAGTAGTTGTTGAACCACTAATAGCTATATTTAATTTTTCACACCTAAAACCAGACGATATTCTCATAGTAGGATATTGATCAAAGATTTTATCTCCTACATTTTCCATTAATGCTTTTAAATTATCTATTACTAATTGACTTTCTATTAACCCATCAGCACCTGGTATATTATTAATATTATCTCTTCTTGCCGTATTTGAAGCTATAAGATGTTTTAATTGAAAATATTTTCCTATAAATTCGTCAACATCTACATCCCGCGGAGAATATTCTATAGTAGGATTATCTTCTGATGAATATGTAACTGTTTCTGTTGTTTCTTCGGATTCATATGTAAAATGTTCTGTAATAAAATTATCTGCTTCTACTGCTCCTGAACCTACCATTTCATCGAAAAAACTTAACCCATCATCAGTAGCGTCTTGTATAGATGATGTTACAGTTATAGTGGGAGTTGGGGGTGGAGGGGGTGGTGGTGGTGATGTTGGTGTGAGTGAGAACGGTGTTGATGTTACAGCTGTTTCAGATGTATCAAATATTCCAGCTGTTAATTTGTACGTTGTTGCTGTTAATGGGTTATCTATTGTGTCTTCTTCTTTAATTATATAAGCTTCTTGTTTTACAGTGTCGGGACTTGCTGTACTTGCTCCTGCTACTTTAAGATTTTCTAATCTTTGATTTGAACAAAGATAAATGGAAGAATGATCTCCATTAATGTCTTCTAATAAAGGAACTAATGCATTGTCTGACACTACTTCTGTTTGTCCATTTCTTATTATTGTAATAGGGTCTCCTATTTGAGCTTCAGTTTCATTAGGGGTTGATTTTCCTCCTACACTGTTAAATGACCAAGGATTAGGATAGGGTGTTTCTGTTTCTTCATTGTATGGTGTTGTTGCACCAAATCTTATTGAATTTCCAAATCTACCTTCTATTATATAATCACCTTCATAGGGTAATAATCTTTTTACTCCTCTATCTTCAAAAAAATCTCCTAAATTAATAATAGCTCCTGAAGATTCACTTGCTTTATTAGGTGTCCCACTTTGGGCTCTGTCTTTTTTTTCTGTCTGAGTTGTCTCTTCAGTTGTAAATTTAGCAGGTTGTGAATTTTGTGATGATTGGTTGTGTACTCTTATAGGTGGGAAATAATAATTTCTATAATTAAACTGTTTGTCTCCTCCTGAAGGTTCATTTGACATAGTATTAATTAAAAATACTAATTCTCCTATTAAGGGATAAAATTGTTGGTTAGGAGTTATAGGTCTAGCTGAATTATTAGTATTTAATTTTAGTTCACCTTCAAGTGAATTAAAAGAATCATAAGGATCTTCATAAAAAATAGTACCTAAAGATTGAAATCCAGCAAAATATTCATGTGAATCATCTAATATAACAGATATAACTCTTTTAAGAGCCATCATACCCTTTCCACTATTTGATAATCCTAAACCTCCTGATCCTACTACTCCTTCTGTTGCCTGTGCCATTTTTTTATCCTTTTGGTTGTTCTATTTGTTTAGGTTCAGATTCAACAGTTTTAGCTATTTCTTCAGTTAATTCTTGAAGTTGAGCCATTTCGTCTTCTGTTAATAACCCACCATCTCCTCCTGAAACAGATGCTGTTGATAAACGTTGTACAATAGCAGCCATCTTAATTAGTTGATCATCATTTTTAACACTTATTTCCATATATTCTTTAATTAATGGCACTACAACTGTAGCATCCCCCAAAGATTGTACTAAAGGACGTAATTCAGCAATTAAAGAAGCAAGTTGTTTAGCTTTTTTCTTTTGGTTACCATGAATTTCTTTCAATAAATCTGAGAAAGAAGTATCATCAAATATTAATTGGTTTAATGGATCCATATTATTTTATTATAAATATGGCTTTTTTAAACTCTTACATATCCTGTTTTATCAAACTCCCTATATAATTCCTTATATAGTTTTTTTAATTTTTTAGTTACTTTAGTAATAACAGGAGTATCTACATCAGTAATTTCTCTAATGTAAATGTAAAGAGCTTTTTTATTAAATATTTCTAAATTTTCTCTACGTTTAAATAAAGTATTAATAGCATCACATACTTTTCTATCTTTATCTTTTTTAAACATTGTAAACATATGTTTGTCAATGTATTCTGTAAGATAGTCTATAAATTCTTTTATTTCTTCTTTACGTCCATCTCTACCTAATTGATGTAAAACCCCATCATCCTCATCTGCTTTTAAAATGTCTACTTTTGCTTTTTTCTTTTTATAATTGTTATTATTATATAAAATAAGGTAATTTTTACCTACAATTGAAAAATAACTAAATGCTTTTGTACCCCTTTCAGGTTTAAAATAATCTAATTTTTCTAGTAAAAAACAAATAACTTCATGTTTTAAATCTTCCAAATCATCTACTTCTGTATAGTAGAATTTAAATGTGTGAATTAAATTTTCTGCTAACTTATAAAAGGGATAATGTATTCTTGTTTTAAATATATAATCTCTTTTGTCTTGATTTGAAGTAGATAAATATTCTTTTATAGCTGCGTCAGTATCTGGTGTAAAATATTGTTTTTTTGTTCTTTTTCTTCCTCGTTTTTTAGGACCCGATTGGGAAATTTCAGTGATTACTGGTTCTAGGGGAGGAGTAGGGGCGTACTTAAGTTTGTTTGACATGTGGTTTTTACTAATTTTTATTTAAGAGTAAACTCGTTTAAAGCATCTTGTATTTTTTGTACTTCTTTAAAAAAGAAACCAATTTGATCATCAGCGTAAAACATACCTTTATCATCAATTTCTTTTAATCTTTTATCACATGCAGTGATAGCTTCACTTTGTTTAGATATAAAATCTTCTAAACGCTCATTTTTTACAATTAAATTTCTAACTATAAAAGCAGAAGCCGTTATTACTATTGTTAATATTATACTAAGTATTATCATAATTAATCTTTAAAAAATGAATCTATAACATCTAATGTTGCTGATGCTAATTTTGGATTATTTTGTGTGTTTACTTTTTTAGCCGTTCTAAGTGTTTTATCACCCTTAGTAGCATTTGCTGGTTTAGAAGATGGATTAGCTTGATTATTCCACAATTCAAATTCAATTTGAGCAGCCATATGATCTGCTTGATGCATTAACAATGGTAAATGTGTTCTTAATCTAGTTTCTTTTTGACCAGACATAAAGTAAAACTTATTTGACTCGTCATACAAACCATCATGAATTTTAATTGTAATAAATTCATTTTGTGTAACTTTACAACCAATTTCCTGTAGTATAAATAATGAACGTTCAGGAACTTTCATAGCTGGAATGTCAGTGTTAAATTTATACATTTGACCTAATTTATCCATATGCCATTGTGAATCGTTTGGCTGATAATACTCGCCTTCTTGTTGTCCCATCTTACCTAAATCATGGAATAACGCTGCGAAATGCATTTCTTCGACAGTATATGTGGAAACATCTCCCCCCATATCTATCCACGTTTTATACAACGAATTAACGCAATCAAACACACGTAAAACATGGTCAGTGTAACCACCTGCAAATGCTGAATGGTGCCAATTTTTACTTGAAGCAGGCATCATCATCATTCTTTCTTTATACTTGTCTAAGAATGGTAATAGTATGTCTGTTCTTTCTTTTGAAAATGAATCTTTTATTACTTTAATATAACGGTCCCAATTTGATTGGATTTTTTCTGCTGCTAACATATTATAATGTTCCTGTTTGTGATGTACCTCTTGCTCCCAATGTTCCTGTAGATGATAATTTAATTATACTTTGTAAATCATCAAAACATTCTTTTAATTCTCCTTCTTTCATAAATCTAAGAGCTTCTGATTGTTCACCTCTTTTAACTAACATGTAAAGTTTATTTAAAGATATGTCTAATCTATCTAATTGTTCTTGTGTTTGTCTTGCGTATTTCATAATTTATTTTTATTTGACTTAATTATAACATCCTTTTCTGGCCCATCCAAATCACTTTTGCGGGGCTTTTTACTTTTCATTTTTTCCTTTGAAGGATAATAATCATCTTGCCATTTTTCAATGTCTCTAATTTTCATTTGTATATTTTTCATATTGTAAATTACACCAGATCATATTTTCTTTAATTATTTTTTTTCGATCTGGGGGTATATTTAGGAAATCTGTTGTTTCTATTAATAAACCAATTGCTGTTATGCGTGTTAGGTCTTCTTTCGTCCCTTCTTCTTGAGTAAGTAATTTTAACAATTCAACACTTTTAAGATATTCGTCTTTTTTTAATTCAGCTGCTGATTGTTGTTTCTGTAATTCGTGTTCTTGATCATTATCATCAAAGAACGACATTATATTAGTACCAGAACGGTGTATGCCTTTTAACTCATCCGCCTTTTCCATTCGCTTCAGTGTTTCTTCTATATTTTTCGGATTATATTGTGCCATGTGTTCGGTGTTGCGGTCCGCCGTTTCGACCCTAAAACCCCTACAGTTGTAGGATATAACTTATTTTGGTGTAAACCAAGTTTTTTTTAATAAATTTTTAAACAATTTGTACTTGACCGTCTCCTGACATTCTAAGGGTTTTAGATGTGTCTTCTTTTTCATTAAAATCATCACCATCCGTTTTTATTATAGTACCAGATATTTTTATATTTCCATTAGAA